ATTAATTTCACTTAGAATTTTACATTTTTTATTTTTGTCAATACAGATTTTTAATTTTTTGTTATTCGATTTGACGATTCTGTCCTTCATTTGCGCCTTATCTAGACTCTGAATCACTAATATCCCTCTTCTGCTTCCAACATCGTAATTATCTTCGTCTATCGGCTTATCTGGCTGGGCGTTTGCGCCATCACCTGAAAATGCAGATTTCCTCATCTTCTCAAAGTTAATTACACTCCTTTTCTCATGTGCAGTTCGCCGATATCTTGTATTTCGTGGATTGTCGACTGCGGCATCGGTTGAAGAGTTTGCATTATTATAATCGCTACCACCATCACCTTCGCCACCATCACCTTCGCCACCATCACCTTCGCCACCATCACCTTCGCCACCATCATCAACATCGCCGTCACTATCAGCATTGGAAGCAATAGGAGGTGGTAAAGTGTTTACATATTGAAAATATCCATACAAATCCTCTGGAAGAGGGTCTGATTCATATTTCCCGTATCGTTCGGGTAAAAGCAAATTAATATTAGACATGGCCTTGCGTTAAATAACTGTCATCTATATATGCTGCGGATTCATTTTTATTTTGGCGTAACGCTCCCTCCGGTCGCTACGCCACCTCTCGGCTCGGGGATCGAAGATCCCCTGCGCCTTCGAGTCTGATCCAGTAAGCCAGACTTGTTCCCGCGAAGCAGGAGTTGCATGGCTAGCCATGCAACGACCACTTGGTAAAGATACATACTTAAAAAACGTAAAGCGAAACTCAGCCAGTGAGCGACGGATTTGCGTCAGCAAATCCAAGCGAACGTAGCGCAGCGACCGTAGGGAGCGTAGCCACTAGCGAGCGCGAGTGCGAAGCACTCAGGTGAAATATGCGAGCAAGCTTTCCCATATTCTCTCATCGCCAAGTACAACAATTATTATTGAAACATCAGGTATGCGGGTTTCTACTGCAGCGTCTCCGTCAATTTCGGGACTCCTACCGAAATCATTTGCAAATACCATTTTACCAAACGATATCACACCTCTGTAATTAGGGCTTGATGCAAGTATTTCAAATGCAGGATATGGAGATTCCCACCGATTTATTGGTTTGGCGTCATTATTGAGAACAATGTCCCGGGAGAAGTCCGTAGATGCAGATCGCCAATCTGGTAAAATCGATACAGAACTCGTAGTAAGCCTTGATAACAATGCACTTGCACGCTCCATCACGGGATTTTGATACGGCGGGTTGGAAATTATTAACGGAAATTCATTTAGCAGTTGTTCATCAAGCCGGAAGACCGATCCAAGAGATCCAAACTGAGCTTCTATATGGTGAAATAACCCACACCAATTATTAAGTCTATGATTCAATGCGCCTGCAAATGCTTCCAATGATTTGTCGCGTAAAGCATCAATACCAATGAGCCAATTATATACGACGTCCGCAGTGAGACATAAACTTTGCTGATATCCTTCATCTTTGTCTCTACCAAAGAATTCATAGAATTTTCTTACATCGCTCAAAGTAATATTGCGCTGACGACCTTGATCTTGCCTATGCATTCTATTGGTTTGCGGATGATACTTAGATTGCATTTCCCTCCACTGATTGAATAATTGTTTGCTAATCTCTTCCGAAATATTAACTTCTGCTCTCATATCTTCAATTAAAACATTCCATTCTTTGGGTTCAGGAATAAGTGTAGTTGTATAGCTATCAACTCCTAACCGAAGTGTAGCATATGCAATCACCTTGTTCCGGATTACAATATATTTGCATCGGTTCGCTTTTCCATGCATATTTATTATACGTTCTGCATATTTGCAAAATCGGATCAGAAAATCGATCCATACATCAACAATATGGGTGCTGTGAGAGTTATATGCTGCGTATTTGCGTGAATGCATGGTGTCTGGTGTGTGCTTAATCTCTCGGATTCAACTATATGTATCCCAAATTCAATTTTCGCATAATTATAGAAAGAAACATATTCATCTAAATATAAGCAAAGAGGACTCAATATCATCAAAGTGTCTACACTGATAGAATGAAGAAGAATCCTAAATTTCTTTCAAAGGAACAATTGCGCGATCAAAAGGCGAAATATTTACCAAAGAATAAAAGGCCACAGTATACAGTTACCCCGATATCGAATGCATTAACTCAGAATTTAAAAATTGAGCAAAGATTGGCCTCTAAAGCGCATAAATTATTATATGAAGTGATGCCGATGATGAGGAAAAATGATAAGCAATTTGACGAGAATATCACGCGGAAAATAATATGGGAATATTTGCGCATGAGGTGCATTTTATTGGAAACACGTACTATTACTGCTACAGAGAAACCGGGAAAAAAAAGAATGAATACATGGATTTATTTTCCGATGAAGGGAATTAAAAAATATGTATCAAGTGCGAAAGTGAACTCACGAACAACTATATGCACCCCATACAATAAAATGCATCTTCATTGTGTAATTTGCGAATATTGCAGAAGAAAACTATCTAATCGTTTAATTAACAATTCTCCCATATCTATAAATGTATTGAATTGTGTGCGTAGTTTTAATAAATGCAAAAATAAAACAAGTGGCGACGACGTGGTTGCAGCATCTATTTTATTTAGATTTTCTAGAATGGAATTTCATGAATGGTTGGACAAATGAATTCGGAAATTTATGCGCACATGAATTTTAAATTAAAGACATTATATCAATCTTTTATATAAAATTATAGCATATGATATATCTATGCTATGGATACAAGGTCGAAAGACGCGTTTGATGGAGTTGCTTTCCATTGAATAGAATCCATCACTTTCTTTCCAATGAATATATATAAACATTGGGAAGTACATCTCCAACATATTGGTCGTGTATATAAAAGTGCTGGTCAGGCTGGCGTGCACAGAATAGCCTGAATTGCATTTTAGCATCGTACCTATACGGCGCGAGCCCAATCCGGCATAAAATGTAATGAAACTAAAAAACACAGTGGATGCAGAAGTGCCTACCATTGTCCATGCGCCATGGTTTTTTTCTGCTACGGGGCCTTTGGCCCCTCCGCTCGTTCGCTCGATTTTGCCGAAGGCAAAATCATCGCTCACTCGGCTAACGCTATACATAATTATCTAATCATACATAGTAGCGTATTCAATGGCCCTAATTTCCTCATTAGTGAGCGGAATGTAGCCATATTTATCATATCTATTCTGTATTATTATTGCCCGCCAACGAAACCAATACTTCCTCATCAGCAAATGAACTCCAAGTTTATAAATTGATTCGAAATATTGAACATAATCCAATCTTTGTGATATTTTAAAATTCTCGCCTGCATTGTCCACGTCTAATACTTGCAAATCCCCATAATGTATCAATTCGCCAATCCAAAATGGCAACGAGTCGAATTCGTTATAGCCGATGAATAAATCATCCAATTTTTTTAGATTAGTTATCTCACGTGGGAGTTTCTTCAGCCTATTGTGATCAAACGACGCACTACATAAATTCCACAACATTCCAATCTCACATGGCAATGATTCAATTCTATTGTAATTGCACGCGAAGTCAAGCAAATTCTTTAATTTTCCTATTTCACATGGCAATGATGCTATTTTATTGCCTTCAATGTACAAATGAGTCAAAGATTGCAATTCGCATAATTCAACTGGAAATTCCTTAATATTATTATCACAGGCGCTTAGCAACATAAGATTTAATAATTGTCCAATAACAGGGGGTAGAATTGATATTTGATTATCGCGGACACGTAATTCTTTGAGTGATCTAACTTCACCTATTTCATCAGGAATGCATGTTATCGCGTTATTATCCAGGTCCAATATTTCCAAAGTAATTATTTGAAATAATTCCACCGGAATTGCCTTTAATCCACAACAATTGGCATTAAGCACTTTCAGACATTGAAGACGAGAAATATCATTTGGGATGTTTTTTATATCACAGTCATCAATGTGAAGTTTTTTTAACCCGGATAACTGCAACACTGATCTTGGAAATTCGCTTAATGGACTATCACTCACATCTAATGAAGTGAGATTTATTAAAGCGCAAATTTCATCGGGTATGGCAGATATTTTGTTTGACGAAATATCAAGTTTAGTCAAACTAACTAAGCTGAATATTTGAATCGGGAATAAATCAAAACCATTGCATTCCAAAAAGATACATGTTAATTGAGTATATTGTGTAATTTTGTAATGCAAGGAAGTCAAATTGCGGCGCCCTAGATTCAATCTGTATGTGCTTGCCGAATCAAGTTCCCAATATTCTTTCAAACGTTCCATTGCATGTATGTCGATATATACATTACAAGCATTCATTTTTCGCGTGACGTTCCCTATGGTCGCTACGCGGTGCTCGCCACATGAGAACACCGTCGCTTCACGGCTGGTATTATATACGAATCGTCGTTATAACATTGCGGCCTACACATTCCAATGGCCTCAAAATGCCATTCTGAGCCAGTTTATTAGTTCGCGGGGTTTTTATAAAACGACCACCGCATGCATCGGCTGCCCGGCGAAGAAAGATCAAAGATCTTTCGAGCAAGCGAGCGAAGCAGACTACGGTTGCGTAGCGGTATGCAAATATATGCTAATGAGGTATTGTTTTGAAACTCATTTATATACAACAAGCAGCGAGTAGCTCGGTATATAGAAATTTTATACATTGTAAATTGTGAATAGACTTAATGGAGCCCCGCATTGTGCAAACGAGAACAGCACATATCAACTGGATGCTTCCATATAATAACTTAATGGATAGGTGCATAACTAACGACATAACCAGATTCTTTCGTCTGCATATGTGGTTTAGATACCTGCCTCTCGATGGCAAAGAATATTTATTATTTCCTTGGAAAGGTGAACAGCCGAAAAATGCTGTTGAAGCCGATATTGTAGATGAACAAGGAATACATTGGTGGATATGGGATTCGGCATTCATAGATGAGATTCCAATAAGTGGAGTTGGAAAGGACATTTTGATGAGATACAGAATATCGCTTAATTGCTTTATTCGCGGAGAAGAGGATAATTTAGACGGTACAGTTCATGTGAAAGGATGGCAGGCAATTGTAAATAAATATCCTCGAGCAATGGACATATTAAAACGCCGGCATCCAACCGCCGGTGGAGATGTTAATTTATACTTTAGATATGAAATGGAGTCGCAAATAGAGCAAGCAGGAAAGGCGGCAAGGAATATTTTGGAAATGTTTCAGCAGACTTGTCCTGAATGGCTTGGAGTTAACAATCCAGAGAATAACGAGCGGAGGTTGAATAGAAATTTTTCATTGGATTCTTTAAGCATGGAGCATCGCATGCATGGTACATCCGGCGCGTCTGATGCGTCAATCTCCTCCCCATCGGCGGGGAAAGCGTCTGGAACAATAAAACGATCACGGAGCACGTCTGGTGGTCTTACAATGCATAGACCGGATACAGAACAATCTGCGGCAGACAAGCATCACCCTGGTGGACACCACGGAGCGCACAAATTTTCCCATCTTTTGCATAATATAAAATCATTCAGGAGTAATAAAGATGGAAGGAGTGCATCGTCAGATATCTTTTTAGAAAAAAAGGACTCAGCGGTATCTAACCATGACGAGTATACAAGCGAAACAGTCGAAATTGATGATGCAAGCATTGGTGAGGGTGCAGGTGCAGACATGAATGCACCTGAAATGGATAATGACTCACACCCCAATAAAAGTGAACACAGCGCTTCCAAGTTTAGGTCATTATTCAAGAAAAAACATTGAATTAGTGTATAATACAATATACTGTGCGAATTCTATCCACAACTTCAATAATGTCGTTAATCTACAAATTCTGCACATATTGTGGAGAAAGGAGCAAATTTGGTGACATACCCAAGTGTTCGGGCTGTAAAATGACTTATTATTGCAATAAAGTATGTCAGCAGAGGGATTGGAAACAACATTCGAATATTTGCAAAACCCTCTCTGCCGGGAGAATAATAGATGCAAAAGAATATCAACGATTCTGTGCTGTGAATGTTGATGTAATGACGGTTCTTTATGATAAATATTATTCAGAAGCGATTACTGCTCATAAAACTAAATTTGGCACATATCCAAAATACTGTTTCATGGTTTATGAAATGGAAAAAGATATATTGCTTAATGACGAATATTTGGCGGCGGTAAAGGGTGCTGATTCAGTATCGCCATTCAATGCACCAACCGCGGCACCACCCCAATCCGCGCAAACCAACGTCAAATTGACCAAATATATAGCGGAAATAAGTCGAGCGTCAGATATATTGCATAATATGTTGACTAATGGCGGTGCAAGCGATGCAGGCGACTGCGGCTTTAGCTACAATTTAGTTTGTGATATTCATGCATTTGCGGAATGGGATGCATTAATCAGAAGTGTGAAAGAACGATCAGACGATAAGTTTGTGAAACTTCTTTGGCAGATGAAGTCGGATTTAGATGATGCAAAGTTGGGAATAAATGAAGGGGAAGTTATATGTGTATTGGTCTTGCAACTTAAGAATGTACTGCTTTATACTGGCGCCAAAGTCCTGTCTGCATGATAATATTCCGCGGTGAGATTTCGCGATTATATTTTTTACATGAAACCATCCGCAAAGGGGAAATCAGCTAGGATAGCAATCAGCATATTCGATTTTGGTCATTAGATCAGCCGCTAAATGATAGTTCTAGATCTGCGGTAACAAGATCAGACGCGAAGGCGCAGGGGATCTTCGATCCCCGAGCCGAGCGGTTGCGCAGCGACCGTAGGGAGCGTCGCGCAAAATTGAATTACACACACCGCTATATATAGTGCAACTCTGCAAGCGTGTATCGAAAGCGAGTAATGACGGACGAAATTACACTTCATCGGAAACTGTTTCCAGTAACACATTGTAGCGAACGAGACGATCTATTTTTCACTGTTGAAATAAAAACAATAAAAGCAAATTGCTGCGATAAACACGTTTATGCATATGTGTACACGAGGTGCGAAATATGTAAAATTAATGTAAATGTCAACTGCGGATTAATATTGGAGAGTAGTACATATGATTTCCGCAATACAAATCTAATCGATAAATTAGATAAATATCATAATAAACTACATGGCACTTCTCATGCTAATGAACGCGTAATTGCCACCAAAAAAAGTTTGGAATATCCATTAAACATACCCGCGTCGAGAAAGGCTGGAGCCAAGGGATATGCAGTGAAAAAACGATCTACAACTAGTTCTGTTGAGAGATCGTGTGTATTTTGCGGCGAAATATATTCCACAACGAAAGAATCGCATTATATCCCGCGGAACAAGAAAAGATACATGGAAGTTAGTTTATTCAAAATGGCTAAATTCCATTTATTGTATGATTGTAAAAAGTTTGCGGACAAATTCCCCATTTCTGATATCACCGAATACAATTCTCCGCAATCACCAGCATTCATAAAAACCATGGAAATTATCTCAAAATACAACGTCTCCTCACTCGCGGCGAATGATCCAGATCATTTGGATGGTTATGATGGTTATTTCCTTCCAATGATACCCGGACCTGATTACGTCCATACTATGCTATTTGATGTGAAGAAAACCGCATGTGGAGGGGAATATTTGGCTACTTGTGCAGTGTGTGGAGAAACGCGTAAATTTAAAGATTTTATGTATGCAATTAATTTTATGTACTGTCAAATTCTTCGTTATCATTTCCATATTCCACGCAGGAGGATTCATGGAGAGGTTACTGATTTTATTAGGCCGGAAACTATGATGTTGAGATCATATGTAATGAAAATGCGCCGAGATCCTCCTTCCGGATACGAAAGATATTGCATGGACAAATCAGATTATGCGTGCATTGTATGTGGTATGATATATGATACATCGGCTGCAGTACCCCATAAAAGCGCGGTGAGTATAATTCCGGCCTCTACACTAATACTTGATCATTTTACCGAATGCGTAAAAAATGCCATTGCGGACGTCAGTAAGGTGTCGCAAATGAACTTTGACCCGCATAACAAATTGCATGATGGTTCCTCTCGCGATTATATTCCATACGGGGATCATAGACTAAATTGGCTTGTTGGTAGCGAACACTTTCGTATTATGCATGATGAGGAAATGGCCAGAGATCAAAAATATCTTATTCGTATAAATGATTTGCATGATTTGGATGAATATGCTGACGCGAGCGATAAAGAATTAGACATGGAAGATGACGCAACAGCAACGGACGCAACTAGCACGTTCGAGGAACCCGTACCGTTCTAGAATTTCGCACTATTTGCGAGAGCTCGATAGATGAATAATGTAGGCGGTTATATATACATTTTTTAGTCCCTGGATCAGCCGCGAAGCGACGGCGTTCATTCGCGGCGAGCACCGCGAGCAAGAGCGAATGAACCCTAGCGAGCGAGCGGAGGGGCCAAAGGCCCCGTCGCGAAAAATGAATTCATGTCATATTATATTAATTTGTCTAGAATGCAACCAATTGCGCAGCAAATGCAGAAATATAGCAGAAATACAGAAAAAGAGCTGCAGTCTCATATATTCCCTCATAAAAAGACCTCTATTACCCATTTTTCTGCAAAAGTAGAAAAAGTTAAAGCAGGGTGTTGCAGAGGGCATGTAGAAATCTTTATTTGTGTGAAATGCGATATATGCAAAATATCAGAGAGGGTCAAAATCGGCCGATTGTTGAAATATTATCGTGTTGAAGAACGGGAGCCGCTTGTTACCGCAATTAACAAATTAACTGAACTTCATCGAAAAGCTCACAGAATATACGACCATCCGGATTCTATCATAAATAAACGATTAGGCGAAAAACGCTATGATATGAATTCCATGCATGCTGGTAATGCGGATGAATTTACTTATACTTGTGAATTTTGTGGTGTGGTATTTAACGCACCATTAGTCATTCCATCTGTTCAGTTTCGGAGAAATCGGGATATTATGTATAATAGAGGGTTTACAAAAATGATATCATGTGTGGCAATTAAGCATATTATGAGGGAATGCAATGTATTTGCGGAGAGGTTTGATTTGCAACCGTTGGAATTATTGAATAACTCTCAAATGCATTCAGAAAGCATGAAAATTATTAATGAATGTGCAGGGAAAATTGCAGGAGAATTTGATTATAATTTGGTCAAGATAGCCGGGAATAGAATACCAAAAATAGATGAACTCATCTTGAAATATTATGTGGGGAGCGAAATATCGTCACAGCACATCCTTAATGAGATCAACAGAAACAATTTCTTGTTTGAAGTGCGGCTGAATGCATGCGGCGGAATGTATCTGGCGACCTGCAAAATATGCAAAGAAGTGCGTGCGTATAAGAGTTATCATGTGGCAGCACAATCTGTGTATTACCAAATTATGACAGAACATTTCTTGACTCCTAAACGCAAACTGTGCGGCAACTCTACCGACTTCATATTTCCGGCCGTAATGAATCTTAAATCGGAAAGAACAGAAGTCGAATATGATCAATACAGGCCAGACAATAAAATCTTTCATGAATACGATGTATGGGAAGAATATTATACAGAAAAGCTTAATTGGTCATGTATTCTGTGTTTGCAAGAGTACGATGTGGGTATTGGGTCACATGGTCAAATACAACCTCCCAATGACGCTATTTTGGGGCATTTTAAGGCCTGTTTGGCCGAACATATCCAAAAGGGGAGAGATAGTATTCGCATGATAGTAGGGGCTTGTATGCATGTAGATAAGTACTCTGAATCGGTAGAGGTCGCGGCGCTCGCTGATATTTGAGGCCGAGTACTGCACACAGGCGTCCGTCTACCTGCCGCGGCCTCTGTTAATTTAGCCCCAATATTCGTTTTTTGGCCTTCTAGGGGTATTGAGGGTATGGTCTATTCGCAGAACTAGCCACGAAGCGACGGTGTTTGAGCGAAGCGACCGAAGGGCCCGAAGGGCAAGACCCTTTAGGGTCGCAGCGTTACGCTCAAACCCTAGCGAGTGCCGCATAGCGCCCCTACGGGGCGCGTATTGCGAAAAAAAATTGAAAATGCCATCCTAGTAGTATTCTATTGCAAAAAGCACTCAGCAACAAACACTATCTATCACAACAATGTCGCAGACTACCGCCACCGCATCTCAAATCGAAAAGTTTGATATTACTGAAAAGTTCAAGAAACATCTTATTCCAAATTCCGGATACATTTCATCTGCCATCATGATGAGCATTATGAAGAAGCTCACGGCACTGAAATTTCCTAAGGATATTACTGATGTTGTTCGAGGAGTTCAGGCAATTACCGGTGATGACGGAAAGAAAATGTACATCGCTGATGATATTGGCCAGATTGTAAGTTTGATTACTTTGGCGGAAATGGGTTGGGAAAACGGAGCACCGGCGCCAGCGCCAGTTGCACCAGTCATTGCTGAAAGCAACATTTACCCGATTGCGAACACAGCCACGGATACAGTTGTTGAAATGGACAAGAAGATTGCCACCGCCATTGCTGATGAGGATATTATCATCACTGGCACCACAATGACTGCCACCCCTGATGACGATTCTTCATCTGACGAAGAGTCTGACGAAGAGGAGCCTGTCGGAACATCAACTACTACCAAGAAGGAGCCGCTTCCACGCATTACATCAATTCGATTGGAGGTGTTCCCCAATGTTGGAACAAAGACTGTTTCCGAGGTCGCTCTTTCCGTCGACATGGATGAAAGTGAACGATCGCAAAAGGTTATTAGCCTATGCGCAAATCTATTCATTGGAGGATTGTCTGGTGGAAAGTTCTCCGTCAAATGGTCCAATGGAAATACCATCAGTGACAACATTGATCCGGCTAATATTGATGCAAGTGTCGCATTTGTTCTTAACATGCAGGAAGTTGAAAACCGCAACATTCTTGCAAACAACTAGACAAAAAGCGTCTTGATGCTGTTAATGGCAAAACAATACATAAAAAATAGATCTAGAAGAGATTACTAATATATTTTTTCGGTGCTGTGCTCCCTACGGTCGCTGCACCGGCGCTCGCTAGGGTTTAACTGCTATGCTTCCTACGGTCGCCGCAGTTAAACACCGTCGCTTCGCGGCTAATCGTGTATGCTATACGCAATTAATAGTGGTTTTTTCTCGGATTCATGTGCCGGAAAATGTTTCATCAAATCCCTATATAATTTTTTTTCATCCCCACTTACTATCATGCACACAGCAAACATAAATGATGGGCATGCACATACGAGTGCCAACATTGCATACACTTGCGTGCTGCATCCGTCTGCGGAATCCTCATTCGTAGTAGAATCATAATCCGAGGCGTTACATTGCATTTTGGCAAAATTATACAGTATGAAATACACCCCCGCAGATATTATGAAAATAAGAAGAAATATACATACTTTGAATGATGTGGATATGGTCATAAAGCAGCCTTATTGATTGTTATATTCTTGCCTATACAAATTCAAATTTACGCCGTATAGTAAAAATGCTATGTTTATCGCGAAGCGATGGGTTTGCCGAAGGCAAACTCGAGCGAGCGTTCTTGCGAAGCAAGAAATTTTGAATTCGATATGAATAAAATAGATTTGCACGGAAAGTGAGGTATGGTTATGGACCAGCAAACAATGGCAGCATTCGCTCTATTTGCCAACGTGGCTAAATGCAAGG